TCCGACGAGCTCTTGTAGCTGCTCGTTTGAATCTAGCTTTTTACGTGTTAATTTGCTAGCGGGTATTCTGTATGCTAACTCTGTTTTTGGCCTATCCATACCGTCTTGTATAGGCTTAAAGAAAAACGGATAGTTAATAGATATAGGTACAACCTTATCTGTAAACATTTTTTTTGCATCCGCTCCTGACTTTGACAATATACCAAAGCGTGCGTCGCTAGACATTGTTGCTTGATGTGTTGTTTCTGCAGACGACATAAATGAAAACCCAGAACGTCTGTTTTTCAAGTAACACATCCCGTAGCTTCTTTTATCTGCTTTACAAGCTTCCCAAAATATAAAAAACAATCTGTTAGATTCTCTAAAATCAGGATGACCTACATCAATTTTTGTCCACTGCAAATACATATAATGAGTACCAGTAACATAAGTAGGTTTGCCGTTGTTATAAAACCAAAAACCTTTTTCTCTGTAATTAAATTCCTGGTCAATATAATCGTACCACTTTTCTTTAAAGTCAGAAGAATAAGTTTCCCAATCAAATATGCTTTTTATTTTGCTTAGTTCTTTTGGATATTCCGTAGCCTCCCAGAATTGCTCATCTTTTTTATCTGAGCGTTTATATACGTTCTTTGTTGCCTTAGGTAAAGCGATCTTAAGATTCTGGATATCATAAATTTCTCCAATCTCTCCAGTTTTACTAATAACCACGATATCATGCTCAGCATTGTAACCATATTCCCATTTTTTATAGCGATTCATTCGCTTTATTACCTTAGGCTTTATATGGTTGTCATCTATTTTGTATAGGCTTTGCTCGTACATATTATTTAGATCTACGTTCTGCAAAACCACCAAAAGCTTTTTCTTCCTTTACCTCCTTTGGTTTATCACTTAATTTATCTTCCTCTTCTTGTATTCTTTGAAGAATTTCAAACGCGTCAAATATAGCTAGTTTTTTAGTAGCTGCTGCGTTTTTTAATCTATCAGCTGAAATATCGTCGTCAGAATCTACAATAGCCTCTTTAGCTACTTTAATTAATTCTTCAACGGCCTTTTGTCCAGCTTGGATTATATTCTTCTTCGTTTCCTTTGTATTCATATTTAATTACAATATCATTTGATTTCATACAATATAAACGCTTGTTATCAAACACAAACTCAAACTCTGAGTTAGGCGTAAACCCTATTAGGTCACCTGGAGTTATTTTAAGCGCTTCTAAGGACTTATTGCTGTATTTAAGTATACCAACAAGTTCTTTTTCTTTATCTACCTTTAAAAGGTCTGTTTCTTTAATAGGTGCAACTAAGCAATATTCTAAGTTTGTGTGCCAAATACCATTTTGCTGATACATATAAATTTGGTCAGTACTAGCAAAGTACATATTTTCTTTAAAAAACGTAGAGCTGTTTTTTTCAATTCCACGTATATCGTACCATCTTCTAAATATGTTATGGTGCACTATTACTTTATCACCTACTTTTATATCTGTTTTTACGGCTAACGGGACAGCAAGTACTATAGCTTCCTTGCTTACGGATTTCCAGTCTTCAATGCTTGTATTGGTTATAAGACTTTTGTCTCCTACTTTTACTTCGTTATTGTAACGGTTAGCATATGGTTTTATAACGAACTGCCCAAGGCTTTTCATTAATACTCCAAATCGTATTCTATGGAAATAGCCATATTAGAATTAAAGTTTTTCCAAGGCATAATTTCTCCGTTCTTTTTTATGTAAATATCATAAGAGCCGTCACTACTGTTAAGTAAAATAGCTGTTATTTCGTGTCCTCCATATACCGACTGCTTTACAGAGTAGTGCATTGCGTCGTTTTTATAGTCAGAGCCTATACTGATTTTTCTAATTACTTTGCTCATCTTCTATTTTTGTATACTCCCCGGTTTCTAAATTTACATTTATTTGCCCGTAGCTGTTTTCTAAATCTTTTTTAGTGTCTTCCATGTCCGCATTAACTTTTGCAAACTTATGCAACAGCTCATGCTTTTTTGCTTCTAACCAACCAAGCTGGTTAATAATAGAGCTAGATTCTCTATGCTGAGAATTAATAGCGTCTAGTTCTTCTTGTTTAATTTTTAACATAATTTAATTTAATTTGATTTGTTTTATATAATCACCTAGTTTCCTAGATTTTTAACTCTTGGTAAGATAATCCTAAAAAGCCGTGAATACCTTCTTCACTTACGTTAACAGAGTAGCTTGCCCAGCCGTAAGGATGATTAATGCTACCGTCTTCTTCTTCTTCAAGATTGTCCCACAAAACATCTACTAAGTAATCTGTACCGTAAACAGCTTCGTGCAGTAATTCACCTTCTTCATCATAAATGTTTTCAGATAGCTGCTCTAAGCCTAGCTCTACGACAGTATGCTTATGTGTTTGGTATTCGTTACCTTCTTCGTCAGTACTTACACCTAGTGCTTTAATTTTACTTTTTGCTTGCTTTTCTGAATTAAAAGCATATTTTCCTATATTAAGTCCCATGTATTATGATGTTAAAGCGGTTAGTTCAGCGTCTGACAACGCTTCTTTAAATACTATTACTTGTTTTACAAGTCCGTCCATATGAAGAGTCCCGTTACCTTGATCAAAAGCTAATTCGCTTAAAGCTGCATTAAATGTAAACGCAGTTGTTGACGTAGCTACCTCGCTTCCGTTTATCCAAAGCGCAAGATCGCCTGTTTTGTATTTAAAAGCTATTTTATTGAAATCTGTATTATCTGTAACAGTTCCGTTTATAGGTATTGTTGTTGAAGTAGACGCTTGCACCCTTCCTTGTATTGTGTTAGATGTATTGCTGTAAAATATAACAACCCTGTTAGCCGCTGAGTTTGCTGCGGATAAAGCAATCGCTTTACTTCCTACGTTAGCAAATGTAGCTGCTTCAATATAAAGAACACCTTCTTGCGCGCCTATTAAAGTAGTATCCCCTCCATTTAAATAGTTGTCTCTTGCTCTTGTAACCGAAGCAGAAGTTGTAGGTATGTAACTTGACACTCTACCTAATTGACCGGTTCCCGCTGTTTTTTCTACTTGTGCTCCCCATACTTCAATAGTATCGTCAGCTGCGATTCCTTCAGCGTCAATGTAAAAACGATTTGCACCTGTAAATCCTGTAGACTCGTACTTAATTCTTTGCCAATCACCTCCTACTGATACCGTAGTTGTACTTGTTGAAGATGAATCTCCAAATCCAATTTCTACGTTTGTAGTTCCCACGCCATTTTTTTTCCTAACCCAACAAGAAACCCCAACACCATTACCTGTTGCTGCTGATGCCATATCAGCTTCTAGTCCTCCTTGAGCAGCCGCTCCTTGAATAGCGTATATTGTCGCAGATTCTCCTCTTGGGTTTGTACCCGTTGAAGATGTCCGCGTTACACCTGGAGTTAACCAAAGAGCGTTTGAGAAGTCTTCGCTATATCTTATTTGATTAGTTGATGCAACTTCTGACAAAATAGCACCTGGACCTTTTGAGTAGTCTATTCTTGGAATGTCTGTTGTGTTATCAACTACTAACCCGCTCGCATTTACTCTTGTGGTTGTTCCGTTTTGAATTAACGTCATGTCACCAAAAGGAGCAGAGCTTGGTTTTACATTATGAATAGCGTCTTTACTATAACCTGTTGGTGTAAGTATGATACTAGCCTTGTCAAGTAAACCGTCAGCTTTTATTTTATTAACCAAAGCTTTGGACGCGGCTTCGTTTTCGTAATACGTTGAACGCGCTTGCAGTATTTTAAATAAATCATTTACTACGGATACGCCTTTGCGCACTGCCGTAGTAAACGTTGTGTTTAGTAAACTTAACATATATATTTTTTAGTTTATTGCTAAAATGTTGCTTGCTGTCGTTGCTGTAAGTACCGCTTTAACTACGATAGGTAGAAAAGATCCGTCGGCTACGTTTTTAAATACAACAGTGGCATCACTATTGTCACCCGCCATTCTTACTGAAACATCACCTCCTGTGCCAACATACAAAGCAGCTTCCCCTCTTGGAACGAAAGTTTCTGTAAAATCAGTGTTGCTCGGTGTTACGGCTTTTGCATCTCTAGAGATTGCTTTTGTTTCTTGTTCTAAGTTGAAATACCTTCCCATTTTTTGTTGTTTATTACTTTGTTAATTTATTTTTCTTTTCGTATGATCTCGCTCCTGCTAAACCTAGCATACCTAGTAGCACTTGCATTGTTACATTAGTGTTTATTTCAGGAAAATCAACTTCCCATCCTTTTACCGTAAAAGTAAACCTTAATAAAGGCTCTAAAAATACAGCATAGCCTAAGCCAATTCCACAAACCCATCCGATAAAAGGTCTCCATCCAGCAACAAATACTGATCTGTGAGATGCTTCTGCTTCGTTTATTTTAGTTTGAACCTCTGCTAATTTTGCAGCCATTTCTAACTGAGCATTGGGGTCTAGCTCTTTTCCTTTAACAGCTTCTCTAATATCTTTAGCTAACTGCCCGATACCTTTAGTTCCGCCCCCGAATAATTTTGCTATAAAACTCATCTGTTTCTGTAGTATTTTTCTTTGGCTTTTTTAGCTTCTTCCTTATCTACCGCTGGAAACGCTGTTGCTCTATTCATAGTAAAAGTTTTTCCGGTTTCACTTCTCATTGCGAATTCTGCTCTACCGCTCGGCGATGAGCCTAAGTATCTTGCTGTATAACCTGGATAATCTCTTTCAACTGATTTTTTTATATCATCAGGGTCTTTACTAAACTTTTTCTTTGGTTTTGGATCGGGCATAATTTATTTTTTTTGTTATTAGTATTTACCTCTAACTCCTGACGGGTTAGACTTGGTTGAACCACCTTTTCCCGCCCATAGGTTTTTACACGACCAATATCTAGCAGTTAGCTTATTTTTAGCTGTACCGCATTTGTGTCTTGCTTTAAACGATTTACGAGCAGCAGCAGAGTAATTGTGACCATAACCTGTTGCTCCAAAGTGAATAAGTTTTTCTTGACCACCTTGGCAAGCTTTAACCATTTTCTTTTTACCTTTACGATCTGATTTCATAGGCTTATTACAAGCCATTTTACTTTTATCTGCCATATGCTATTAGTGTTTACAACCACAACGGTTATCCATTGTTAATACTTTTTTTTTACCGACTTCTTCTTAACGACTACTTTTTTACCCTTTTTTTTAGCGTAAGCTTTTGCTGCTGCTTTTCCTTGTTTACTGTAACCGAATTTTTTTCCTCCTACTGTTGGCATAATGTTTATTTTTTACGTTTTAGTGATGATGTTCTTTTACCCATACCCGTTCTTTTCTTTTCTGCTACAGCTTTTTTCTTTTCAGCTGGTGACATTTCTTTCCAAGTTTTAGGTGTTTTGCTACTTACTCTTTTACTAGGTCTACACTTTTTAGTGTTTTTGTTTTTAGTGGATCCGCACACATTACCTTTTTCGTCTTTCCACTCTTCTTTAAACCACCTTTTTAAAGCTGCTCCTTTTTTAGTTTTACGTACAGCCATTACTTACGTTTTTTAGCTTTAGCTTTTCTACACTTCGCAATAGCTCCACTAGCGTATGCTGATGGGAAAACTTTGTATGCTTTTTTTACTTTATGGTAGCAAGCATCTTTTTTAGACTTTGATTTCATTGTAATATTATTTTTTAGCGTTATCTATTTCAAGTGCTTTAACAACGTACTTTAGTTGGTCAACATCGTCTTGTAGGTACATTATTCTTAAATCCTGTTTAGCATCATCTGGTAACGCACCCATTTCTCCGCGAGGCCATTTAACTCTAAACTCTTCATTCAATTCTACAGCGTCTTGCATTCTAATTACATCTAACTGTAATTGTGCTATTTCGGCTGTTAGCGTAAACCAAACGCCCGCTATTGATACAATACCTACAACTGCTCCGATAACCGCTTTTACATCTAAAGAAACCTTTGATTTTTCTGAAAACTCCGCACTCATTTATATAATTTTGTATTTTGTTTTACCGTTCTCTTTATATGCTTTTAAGCATCTATTTCTATTGGAATCTTCAGAAACATAAGAAACATGTATCCATGCTGGATTTTCATCTGTACCGAACTCCCATATCATTTGATCAAAATCTAAATTAGCTTTAATGTATTCATACATTTCAGCATTTGTCTTATGACCATAAGTGTCATCTATATCCATTGCTCTACCTTCGCAGTGTTGAGACTTAGAACTTCCACCAATAGCTTTGTTTAATTCTGGTCCGCGATAAAAAGAATTTATCTTAATAGGTTTACCAACCCACTTGCGCAAAGGTTCAAACACGTTTTCTGCAAGAACTTCCATATTTGAGCGATGGTATCCTGTTGGTGTATTATCTATACCTAACCTTAAAGCCGTAAAGCTAACTGTACCTTCTTTATATGAAACGTGTTTACTTATCATTGTTTTTGTTCATTATGTACCATCTCTGCACTGTGTATCCAATAGATACTGCTAATAGTGTTATTTTTAAAACTGCGTCTATGTTTGTCATTGAAACTGAAAACGCTCCTAGGTTAGCTAGATATACTTTTAAATCTGCACTCATGACTACAAGTTATTAAGTTCAGAAATTATTCTATCTTTTGCTTCTTGTTTGAAACCGCTAACAGCTCCTTGTCTTTCATTGTCTGTTCCGTATACCGAAGCTGCTTTTTCTTGGGTAGCAGGGGAAAATACAGGGGTGTTAGCTGCAGAGTTAGCTGGTGGCATCATTGGCACGTTTGCTTGCCTTCCGTCAAATACAGGTAAAGTAGACATATCCACAGAGTCAGCCGAGGCTTCAAAGCTACCCGTTGATTCGTTTTGAACGTATGTGCTGTTGTGATCAAGCTTGGCCTGCTTTCTTTTTTCTTTGAAACTTTGAACTACATCCACAAAACTTACCGGCGAAGAAATATTCAAGCCGTTGTAAGGATCGCTTCCCCCTGAAAATGGGCTAAATGCTGCTTTTAACATACTTTATCTGTTTTTGTCTTTATTAACGTTTCTTATTGCTGTTTGTAAAACTTTATCTGTATACGTTTTACCTCGCATTATTGAGTTTCTTTTTTCGCTAGAAGGGATATCTTCTTCTCCTAACATTATTCTATACATTCTACTTATAAGCTGTTTTGCTTTAAAAGATATTTTGTATATGTTGTACTTTTGTGTAGTCCTATTTCTATGTCTCCATACTACTATCCAGTCTTCTTTTAATAACTTGCCCCAGCGTTTATTATCCCAGCTGTATGCAAATGTACCGGTTTCATAGTCTTTACGTGTGAAAAAGTCTAAACAGTCAAAGTAAATAAGTAACTCTAAATCAGCATCAGTAAGATCGTTATTTCTACATGCCCATCTACGTATTATTCGGTAATGCTTAAGCAGATTCATTTCTTTAATGTCTCTTGCCTCTAGCTTTCTCATAACACTACAACTACGTCTTGGTTTTTTATAACGTGTAGTTTTTCGTCACCTATTTCTATTCCGTGACCAGCGTGTCGGTCGAAATAGATTGTATCTTCTTTATTAACTCCAACAACTTCGTCTCCGGCTGATACAATAGTAGCTTTGCGATATCTAATATCCTCTCTACTTTTCTCGTTAAGGATTAGACCACCTTTTGTTTTAGTGGTCGTTTCCTTAATGATTTTTATGATTAAATTTCTACCTATTGCTTTCATCTTCTACTCTTAAGTTGTTGATTACACAATCGGTTGATAAAATCGTAGTTGCTACGGATGCTGCGTTTTTCAATGCGCTTTTTGTCACCAGCAATGGATCGATGATACCACTTTTAATCATATTGACTTCTTTCCCGGTTACTACATTTAACCCTTTGCCTTTTGTTTGAGGATATACCTCGTCAAACCCAGCGTTCTTTAAAATAGTTAAATAAGGGGCTTTAATAGCTTCCAGTAAAACTTTTTCATTTTCGTTCTTAGCTTTTACAATAGTAGAAGCGTTTAGTAGAGCAATACCTCCACCTGGAACGATACCTTCTTTGATAGCGGCTTTAGTTGCGCAAATCGCGTCTTCAACTCTATCTTCTTTTTCTTTTAGCTCTACTTCAGAACTAGCACCAACTTTTACAACTCCAACCTTACAAGATAGCAAACCTAATCTTTTTTCAAGCCTAGAAATAGCTCCTGGTCTATTTTCGTTTTCAATTTCTTTTTTAACTGAATCGATAACCGACTGAACTTCTTCCGATGTTTCTTCAACTTGAATAATGGTTTCTTCTCCGTTGGTAATGCTTTTTAAACAAGATCTTAGATGGGCAACATCTACAATATCTAAGTCATCGCCAAGATCTTCATTAATTACAGTTGCATTAGTTAGTAAAGCTAAGTCTTGTAGCTTTTCTTTTCTGTACACTCCGAAATCTGGTGTGTCTATAATGTTTACTTTAATATTACCTTTGACCTTGTTCATTGCCAATGCTTGTACAACTTGTTCGTCAGCTTCTCCGATAATAAGTAAAGACTTGTTATTTTTAATTACATACTCTAAGACGCTTTGGATCTTACGTACGTTTTCGATTTGGTTTTCAACAATAAGTATTAAAGGGTTATCCAGTACAGCTTCTTTCTTGGATTCGTCTGTAACAAAGTGAAAGTTTTTTAACGGTCTATCTATCGATGCTCCATTAATAACTTCATAGCTTGTAGTGCTGTCGTTGGATGGTTCCATCGTTACAACACCGCTTTGCCCAACCTCTTTAAAAGCATCGGCAATAATACCACCGAGTACTTTATCATTGTTAGCAGAAATAGTAGCGACGTTGTTAATCATATCGCCTTCTACTGGTACTGAAATCTTTTCTAGATATGCGACAACTTTTTCAGTTGCTTCCTCGATACCTTTTTTCATTGCCCTTGATCCACTATCTCCGGACTCATATGCTTTAGAAAGAATAGAGTGTGCTAGTACTGTAGCCGTTGTTGTTCCATCGCCAGCTTCTTTGACAGTTTGCCTAGCAGCTTCTTTTAAAAGCGTAGCACCCATATTCTGAATAGGATCCCTTAATACTATTGAATTTGCGACCGTTACACCATCTTTGGTAATAACTGGTCTACCTGTTTCGTCTTCAAGCATCACGCATTTACCGCTAGCTCCTAAGGTAGAACTAACGGCATTTGCGAGTTTCTCAATACCTTGAAATACATTATTTTTTGCCTCATCGCCGAAGCTGAGGTTTTTTACAATTGCGTTACTCATTTATTATATTTAATTTGATTAGATTCGATACTTGTATCATTACATGGTAAAAGCGTTCTTTACGACACTCTTACCTGCACTACGCTCCCGTTTCTGTAAAGCTGGTTCACCGCTACGCCCCCAGCTGCTGCTGCTACGTCATTTGCGTAATTACCTAGCGTTGTAATTGATGCTGTTGAAAACTTAGCCGGTAAAGTACCTTCTAAAATACTACTAATTGTAAATACTACTGTTTGACTAGCGTCGCTAGTGTCTATCCCTAAAATTTTGTCCGTACCAGCGGGAGCCCCGGTAGGATAACTGTAAATAATTGCCATAACTGTTGATGTTGATTGTTATTACATGTTTATATTAATCGTGTTACTTTCTTTTCTTGTATGCTTTAAAAACGTATTTTTTACCACTTTCTTT